GAAGAATCTTTCTACCATATAAATGCATACCACGAACAATATCAGCAAAAGAATCAGGGTCTCTATAAGTCTCTGTCTTGTTGATTTGCTCGGCAGTAGCTATTGATGAAGAGTGACCAGCAACAATAACACCAAAGTTTGTAGAACTGTTAGCACCTGTATTAGATGGTCCTGTTCCTATACTTGGGAGATTATTTGACTGATATACTTTAAACCCATGAAGGTTATTAAGAACTAAACCATTCTGTAGTCCTGAACCACCAAAGTCTGCATCGAACAATCTTGTGTCCTCATCCTTTAGTACTTCAATAAATACAGGGTCTAATACTAACCATCTACCATTAGTGTCAACATTTTGTTGGTCTAATAGTCTTGACATTCTAGCTATAACTGTCAATGGGTTTCTATCTCCATTAGCAGGAGCAGCAGTAGTAGCTCCACCTGTTCTTGGTAAGATAGCCACAGCATCGCCAGCAGAACCACCGAAGTCTTCAGCATCAATTTTCATTGAAGATAAGAGTTCGTCAGAACCAGCTGTTGAAACAGCTACACTACCATTAGTAGTTGTATTAGCTGTGTCTGCAACACCATGTGTAGCTGATTGCTTGTAACCAGACATATAACCAAGTACGTCTTGGTCAAATTGGTCTGCTAGTCTATAAGCAGCTCTATTAGATGCTAACTCTTGAAAGTTAACATGCGAATGAGCTTCTTCAATATCATCCACTTTAAATGCAAAGTAGTTAGCTTTGTCAATATTAAGTGAAAACTCTTCGTCGTCAAGGTCTTGAGGAGTAATAGTAGTTCCTCTCTCGTATGCCTTAACAGTTATTTCTGGTTCTTTGATAACCTTAACGGAATCGCCCATATTAGCAATCTCACCGAAGTAATCATTATTAGTGATTGCATCGACAATAGATGACTTACGGAATGCAAGTTGCACCTGTTTGCTGTAAATAATAGGACTAAAATTACCGTTAGGTAAGTTACCATAACCAGCTGCACTTCCAAATGCCATTTTATTTCTCCTTTGGAATATTTTGGTTAAGTTTAATTTTAGTCATTTACTTCAATAAGGACCATTCATGCGTTGAGGTTGTACGTAGGATAGCGATTCCTTTGTAGGCTCACATAATTGGGTAATCTTTGAAGTGGGTAGTGTAATGTAACATAAGTATCCAAATTGGGGTTATGTTACATTTCTAGTTACATATAGTTATATTCATAAATAACTATTTGTCAACATTCTTTTTAAATTATTATTATCTTGCTGAACCTGAGAGGTCATAAACGAAATTTCCAGACCTAATAGCTTCCATTATTGTGTCAGCTTGTTTCTCATATTCGTGAGTGGACATCTTTTGAACAGCAGACTCCAATATCTTTTTACCAGACTCTGTAGTGTCAACTTTAGTTCTAGTAGATTTTGCCTTGACTTCCGAAGCAGCACCTTTATCACTCTTTGTCTTAGGGGTCTTGTCAATATTTCTGTCTGCTTTATATAAATCAATGGCTCTTGCTGCTGACCTAGCATCGTTGTCATTCTCATATAATGCTTCTTGAACCCATTTTGGCTGTTCATCTGCCCATTCGTGAAAGTCATCACTATCCCTTATTTCATTAAAATCTGGATGAAACTTCAATAATTCAACTTCAGCTTTTTCTTTCTTTGCTGATATGTTCATTTCATCTATTTTCTTTAATCTATCCTCTATCTCTAAAGATTGCTCTCTAGCTTTTTTCATCGCTATAGTTTCTACAATCTGAGCTACGTCAGGATATTCTTTTGCCCAAGTTTCTATATCTTCATCAGACTTAGGTAATTTCATTTCTTTCTTAGTAGCACTCTCCAATTGAGTTTTTAACTCATCTAATTGTTTTTGGAACTGCTTTTCCTTTTCTTGCGTGTGTCTTCTTAAATCACCATATCGCTTTTTAAAAGTTTTCTCTTCAGCAGAAGTCGGTTCTTCTTTACTCTCAACTTCCTCTGCTTCAGTCTCAATTTCACTTTGTTGCTCTTTAACGAGCCTTTTAAGTTCTTCTTCATCTTTTTTTATTCTCTCTTCTTGAGAATAGGGTTTATTCATAAATGCAACTTTTTTAGGTGTAGTTTCTTGCACCATGATTTTTTCTTGTGCTTCTTCAGCCATTGTTTTTCTCCTTGGGGGTTATCGTAGCCATTATGTTGGGGGATAAGTAGCCTATTATATCATTACTTTAAACAAAAGTCAAATTTTTATGTTCCTCCATAGTCTGTGGTGTTGTCAGAACCTCCATATCCTCCATCTGTTCCGTCATTACCACCATTATCATTATTATTATTATTATAACTTGGAGATGGTCTCGATGGTGGTGGAGCAGGTGGAGCACTAGGTGTAGGAGTTGATGGAGCATTTCCCGGATTACCTTTACTATCTGTAAAGTTTACGGTTGTTCCATTAGAGTGAGTAAATGTACCATTTACATTTATACTATACGAAGTACCATTACTATTTGTGCCTGTTCCTTTTGAGCCACCATTCGCTTCTATATCAGACATAGCATTATTATTAAATCCTAACGATGTTAATTCTACTGTTGTCTTATCTTCATCTCCTAATGGGTCTCCACTTAATACATCATCTAATTCTTTATCGGCTTTTGCTTTTTCTGCTAAAGATTGTTTTGCTAGGTCTGCTATCGACTTTTGCATATCAATAAGAGATTGTTTCATATTTTGTTGAGCTATAGGGTCTTGCTTTTCTATATCGATTTGAGGTTTTCCTATATTATCGATAGCACTCATAAAAGAGCCTGCCTTATCTTTTACACTATCCATAAAACTTTTTTCAGAAGGAGTAGTAAAAGTTCTTTCCTCTATACCATAGGTTGCATTAAAAATATCTTGTGCAAAATTTAAAGCTATTGGTCCTTGTTGAGCTAATGCATTTTTAGCTTCTATTGACCAATTATTTATATTAGGCTCTCGTGTTAATCCATATTCTTTTTGTATTCCCAATGCAGTTTGATGAAATGCTGTTGCTTTCGCTTTTCCTAATTCAGCACTTGCGACAGCACCTTGTACGGACTTACCACCTGTTGCTTTTCCTAACTCTAGTCCTATTCCAGAAACAGCTAAACCAAAAGGACTACTAGTCACAACACCAAACATACTAAGTTGAGATTTACTAAAATCATTAAATACATCTCTTAAATCATCATCTAGAGCAAATCTATCTACAGATGCATAATCTATACCCCCTTGAGCAACAGAACTTGTACTATCACTATCATCGCCCTCATCAGAAAAAGTCATACTTGTTATAGCATCAATTTCTTTTTTAACAGACTCAACGTCTTGTTTTTGTTGTGTTTCTGCTTTAGAGGTAGTAAATCTAGAGCCTATATTACTCGGTATAGCACCTTCTAAATCATATGTTGGGGTTACGTCAGAAGACTTTTTTTTTAAGAAGTCTGCACTGCTAGGTATGTTTGTAACTTGACCTCTAATTGGAACAGCTTCTTGTTTTATATTTAACGGTTTTTGTTGTGTTGTCGTTCTTTGCTGTACAATCGGAGTAGAATCTGTTCTTATAGGAACACTTGCTTGTTTTGGATTTAAGTTAGATTCATTCATTGTTACATTTGTATTTTGGCTTGTATTTTCTGTGGTAGGTGTAGTGCCGCCAATAGCCATTGTTACTACCCCACCTCGGTTAAAATTTGATTGGGTGTCCTCTTCATTTTCCATATCAAGGTCATCCATACTGAAAGGCATGTCATCAGGCATAGTAGCTTCATCTGAATTACCCATCTGACCCATAGCTTCCATCTTTTTTAATCCCATCTTAGCTTTCTGTCTCATCTGCATTAGTTTTTCTAATCCTATGAAACGAACTACATCAGCAGGGAATACAAACTCTCCTTCACTAAGTTGAGCAGGTATATCATCCCTTACCTCTTCTTTGGTTGAACCTATAGGTACATCATTGCCTGATGCTTCATCTACTGTACCCCCTTCATCTTTAAGTCCACCCTCTTCAAACATTTCCATCTGTTTGGTCATAGAGCCACCTTTAGCAGCATTTATTTCTTTACCTAAAAACTTTTTTCGTTCTTTCGCTAATTTAGTAAGTCTTTCTATTTCACTTGCTAAAGTCTTATCACCTTCTTCATAAAAAGCTTTACCTGTATCCATATTATCCCCTGCTCTTGGGTCTTCTGGGTGCAACTCACCTTTTTCTTTTTCATAGTTTTTAAAATCTACCATATCCATTATGTCTTTATTTATGACATCAGGTTTTGATTTTGGCATTGCAGCCTTTTCAATATCCTTATTTTTTGTCTTCTTTGCCATTTACTTCTTCCCTTAAAAGTTTAAGTCTTTTGAGAATAGCCACTGCTCCTTGTGACCTATGTACAAGAACAATATCGTCTGTTTGTTCTAATATTTTATGTTGATTAGCTATTAGTGAATCTAGATAATCATTGAAGTGGGTTAGGAGTTGGTGGTTGTTCACCAGCGGCTTGATTTGCTGCAGCACCTGCTTGTCCGTCATTTCCTGTAAATCCTTGTTCTCCCGGCACTGGAGCTTGTCCAGTTCCTATTGTTCCACCACCTGCTCCTGTTGGGTCTAGAGGATTAGCACCTGCTGGTGGTTGCCCTTCAGATGGAACTGCTCCACCTGCTTGTGCAGGTCCTTGAAAGCCTTTAAGTAATTCGGCTTGTAATACTGCTTCATCCATATTATTAGTAACCTTATCAGGGTCTAAATCCATAGACTTAGCTATCTCTCTAATTATGTAATTAAACTTAGCAAAAGGTGCAAGAGATGGATTTGATGCTGTCTGTAAGAAAGACATTAGTCTTTGACTACGTACTTCATTAGCCATTAGACTTTCTGTTCCACGTGCAACAACTTCTAAGTCGCCTTTTATATTTTTATCAAAATTAAACTGCATATTAAATCTAAATAAACCTTCACCTAAAGGTCTAAGTAAATAATCATCTACATTCTTAATAACAGTTTTAATACTACCACTCGCAGCATTCATAAGCATTGATATACCACTAGCTGTTCTACCAACCCCTGATACGCCTGTTTGTCCATGAGCAAATGAAGGCATACCCGTACTTTCATCAGCTAGTTGTCTAGCCTTATCAAACAACTGTAGATTCTCGCCTGATACATTTGGAAACTTTGTACCAAATATAGCTTGACCCGGAGCACCACCTTGCCTTCTGAATACCTTTCCCGGATAAACAGATAAATCTTGTCCCGGAACTAAGTTAGTTTCATCGACTTCTATAAGCAAATTACCTGATAATACAGCATTATCAACAGCCATTCTCATAAAGCCATTCATTAATGTTTGCGTATCATCCATGTTCTCTGCAATACC